CGTCATCATCATTTGAATTACTGCATGTATCCCACTCTCCTTCTTCGTCATCCGATTTTTCACCAATTGTAAAAACAATGTTGAATTTACTGGATTTTTTTGGCTCATCTTCATCCACGTAATCAGAATCAGAGGAGTCAGAATCTTCTTCTGATTCTGACTCCTCTTTTACAGCTCTTTTACCACTTTTTTTACAAGTATGTTCATTTTTTAAAACCTTTTTTATTTTTTCACCAGCTGCCACCTTTTTATTCAAATGCTTAGAAGGAAATGTGGAAGCCAGCATTTTACGATATTTTTGCATATCAAATTCTTCTTCTTCATCATCGTCTTCATCGTCATCGTCAAAAACATCAGAATCCGATTCGGATGATTCTGATTCCTCAATTTGTTTTCTACCTTTTCCCTTTTTATTATTACTAAGTTTTGATTTATTATCTTTTGTCATTTGATTTATTATATTAATATATATGGCGGGCTATTTTTAAGTCATATTTATTAAACTAATGTTTAAATGTAATAAACTAGTATAAACTAGTAAAAACTAGTATAAATCCAGATAATTGTCAAAACATTTAATTAATAAATTATATTTAATATATTTTATCAATAAATTGATTTTATTTAATACATTTAATATTAAATAAAATTGAAATAAAACAATATAAATATTATTCTTCTTATTAGTATAATATAAGAATGTCGTCAAACGCACAAAATATGCAAAAAATTAGCTCCAAAATTATCGGTATACAGTTTAGTATATTATCCCCTGAAGAAATTCGTAAAGGTTCTGTTGCAGAAATTACGAGTAGGGATACTTATATTAACAATAAACCCGTAATCAATGGACTATTTGACCCCCGCATGGGAGTCTTAGAGCCCGGATTAATATGTCCCACCGATGGTTTAGATTATATGAAATCACCCGGTTATTTCGGACACATTGAATTAGCAAAGCCAGTCTTCTATATTCAATATTTATCCACAATACAAAAGATTCTACGATGTGTTTGCTTTAAATGCAGCAAATTATTGGTCTCCAAAGAAGAATACAAACAGGCGCTGAAAATGCAAGGTCAAGCCCGTTGGAAATACGTGGTTGACTTATGCAAAGATACCAAGCGCTGCGGCGAACACACTGAAGACGGTTGCGGCTGTCTGCAGCCCAAACGTGTTAAAAAAGAAGGGATTGCTTCATTATATGCTGAGTGGCCTAATACCAGCGATGAAGGCGAAGATGTAATTAGCATCCCTTTGACCCCCGAATTGGTTCTTAAAATTTTCAAGCGCATTTCCGACGAAGATGTGACATTTATGGGATTCAGTCCTCTTTATTCACGTCCCGATTGGATGATTTGTCAGGTGATGGCTGTTCCTCCTCCAGCAGTCAGACCATCTGTGAAGCACGATGCTCAACAGCGCTCCGAAGATGACCTAAGTCACATCTTAGTAAATATTATAAAAACGAATAAAACAATCCAAGATAAAATTCAGAATAATGCTCCAGAAAATGTAATTAATGAGTGGCTTGATGTGTTGCAGTATCACGTCGCCAGTCAAATCAATAATAAAATTCCCGGTTCCAATCCTGTTGCACAGCGTTCTGGTAGGCCGCTCAAGTCTATTATGGACCGATTGAACGGCAAGGGTGGTCGTATGAGAGGCAATTTGATGGCGAAACGTGTTGACTTTAGCGCTCGTTCTGTTATCACTGCGGACCCCAACATTTCCATTAAAGAGTTGGGTATTCCTATGAAAATCGCCAAAAATATTACCAAACCTGTTATCGTTAACCGAGCTAACAGAGATTTCTTGACCAAATTGGTGCAAAACGGCCCCGATGTGTGGCCCGGTGCCAAAATATTAGAAAAACCCAATGGTGTTAACATCACGCTCCGCTGGGTAGATAGAAAATCTATTGTTCTTGAAGATGGCTTCATTGTGCATCGCCATATGATGGATGGCGACGCAATTTTATTCAATCGGCAGCCGACTTTGCACCGAATGAGTATGATGTGCCATATCGCAAGAATTATGAAAAAAGGTGATACTTTTAGAATGAATGTGGCCGATAAACTGGTGTCGGCAAAAGGGGGCGTGTAAAGCGTTCTACCCCCTAGTCTTTCCACCTTTTCCCTAACGGGTAAGGTGGAAAGGCGACGTCGCCAAATTGCTGGAAGTTCCTGAGAGCTTTTACTACCACTCTGATTCCGAAAGGTTTCAAGAGGACCACGATTAATTGTCGTATCCAAAGGTAAAAATGTAAAAGATTGGATAATCAGCAGCCAAGCCCCTAACCTCGTTATGGTAAGAGTATGGGGAAGGTTCAGAGAGTAGATGACGACGGGTTTCATATGATGGTCTAACCAACCTGATGAGGCTCAAGGTGTATTCCGGCCTTACCAGAAATGGTAAGGAGTATGACGACAAAACCATACAATGCTGATGAAATTTTTGTGACCATATATGGTCACAAACTAGTTTCCAACTAGTCAACGTCGGCAGCAGGGAGCGTGAAAAGCGTGCAACTCCCTAGTCTCTTTTAGAGGCAAGATTTCTTGTTGCGGGAAACCCCTTAGAGCCTTCACTACCACTCTAACACTTAAAAGTGTGAAGAGGAACTCGGTTAATAGCCGAACCCGATGGTAAAAACGTGAAGGATTGGGCAATCCGCAGTGTTACTTCCTAATTCCGCTATGATAGGATATGGAAGGCATTCAGAGACTGAACGGAAGTCGGTAGATAATGATGGACTAATCAACCAGAATCTGCTTAAGATACAGTCCGGCCCTTTGGGAAACCATTGGGAACAACCGTTTGACGGGGATAGACATATGTAAATAACATTTTGTCCCCAACAGGGAGCGTGAAAAGCGTGCAACTCCCTAGTTAATTGTTTCTGTTATAAAACTACTTAGAAATATATACATTAATAAATCATGGAACCATCAAAACACTTTAAACTATCAAACCAAATATTAGACAACCCAGCCCAAAGATATTGCGAAATATATAAAATTATAAACATTACAAGTAGTAAAATATATGTAGGTCAAACTGTTTCACATATATTAAATCACAAAAGATACAGACCTTATGGCCGCGAAGGCCGCTTTAGATGTCACATTTCAGAAGCTTTCTCAACTAAGAAAAATCAATCACATTACTTAAATAATGCCATAAGAAAATATGGCGCAAGTGACTTTGTGGTTGAATTAATAGAATGTTGTGAAATTACTAATTCTGATGCAAGAGAAACACACTTTATCCAAGAGTTTAATAGTTTATTTCCGAATGGTTATAATCTCAAAAACGGAGGACGTGTATTCACTCATTGTGATGAAAGTAAAAAGCGTGTATCAAATGGAGTATTTAATTATTTTAAAGATAAAAAATATGAAAGGTTTAAAAATATCACTGTAATAGATGATGATATTGATAAATACATTAAACCTTTAAATAAATACAATGAGCAATATGGTTGGTACGTTTATATTGATAGGATTAAGGCAGATTTTGGAGGAGTTCATATTTCCTTAGAAGATAGTAATAAAAATGCTAAGGAATTTATTAATAATTTAAAGAAACAATTGGCAACGTCGCCAAATTGCGGGAAACCACCTTAGAGCCTTCACTACCACTCTGATTCCGAAAGGTTTCAAGAGGAACTCGGTTAATTGCCGAACCCAATGGTAAAAATGTGAAGGATTGGGCAATCCGCAGCCAAGCCCCTAACCTCGTTATGGTAAGAGTATGGGGAAGGTTCAGAGAGTAGATGACGACGGGTTTCAAATGATGGTCTAACCAACCTGATGAGGCTCAAGGTGTATTCCAGCCTTACCATAAATGGTAAGGAAAAATTCAGCTGGAGATGAATTTACATATGGGCCAAGATGCGGAAGCGGAGTCAGAGTTAAGAAATTTGGCAGCAGTGCCGTACCAGATAATCAGTCCAGGAAACAATGCAGCAATTATAGGAATTTACCAAGATTCAATGCTTGGTTCATACCGTTTCACAAGAGAAAACATAAATTTCAGTCAAAAGGACGCAATGAATCTGTTGATGATGTTTAACAGAGTCAATCCGAAGGCCTTATTAGAAGGAAAAGAAAGAGATGATAAAATTAGTAACTTTGAAATCTTGTCGCAGATTTTCCCGCCGATTTCGCTAAAAGTGAAGAAT